TTTTTCCTCCGTTTTTAAATATCTGTGTACCCTTTATACCATAAATGCTGGCAACTACAAGGATCCATAAATTTGTAAACCAGCTCGGCAATTGTTGAAATTGCTCGAAAAACTGCTTAATCTTCTCTGAAGCTCCCGGATCGTCTGAGAAGACCCCGTAAGCAATCACTAAAATTGGGAGCGTTAATATAACAAGTACCGCCTCGTCTTTCCAGTCTGATTGACGTGCTTCTAAAAGTTTGCCCTGGTAAGCTTCCTCACCACGGGCCATACGTGCAGCATGCATATGCTGTGCGTCCGCCATAGCCATTTTAGTTTCTTGGCGTTTTTTAAATATGTGTGTTCCTGCCTGTAAGGCTACTTTAGCTAAACTGAACCAAGCCATAAATTAATACCATTTAACTTTTGACTTTTTTTCAGCAAGCATTCTTCTTTGACCACCAACTTTGTTTACTGTTGGGATCTCTTCAGGGATTTTAATCTCAACACCACCTTTTAGGTATCCATCTTTATTGATGAATTGTTTTTGATTAATTCCTTTGTAGAATGGTTCTTTACCGTTCTTTGCCATATATCCTCCTAAGATTTTGGACCTTTTAGGGTTTTAACATCTCTACGTTTCATTTCAGCAATATCCATTTTAGTGACATCTGCCATATGTTGTTTCGTTAAAGATGTATCAGCTCGTAGTATAGCTAATTCTTCGTTTTGATCAAGCTTATCTTCTTCAATACCTTCTCTAGATAGTATTTTAGCTTGTTCTACTGCTTTTCTTTGCTCCATTTCTTCTTGTTTTCTGACAGTATCCATAGCTTTTAGATCAACTTCTCTTGATTTAAGTTTAAGTAATGGATCATGATCAAATTGAGAAGTAATTTTCTTCTCTTCCTTCATGAAGTCTTCTGTTATCTCAGCAATCAATATAGCTTTTCTAGCTTCTATCTTCTGAGTAATATCTTGTATCTGAGGTGCTAGTTGTTGTTGCATCTGTTGATTCTGTTGAGACATTTGTTGTAACTGTTGTAACATCTGCATTTCTTGTGGGAATTCCATTTGAACTTGTTCTTGGGACATTAAAGAAATGTGTTCTAAAATATTTTTTTCTATTGCAGCCATGATAACAGGATTGTTCCTTACCATATTCAAAGCCATAAAATGTAAGTGCGCGGTAACATGCGCTCTATGATCTTGACCTGAATATGCTTGAAAAGGTTTCTGTGCTAAAGCATCAATGTGTTCTAACGCAGGATCTTTTGGCATAGGCGGAGCAGGAGGTGGTAATATTGCATCAATATTCTTCACTCCTAAAGCCGTGTACATTTGTCTATAACATTCATATAAGTTGTGCATTTTTGGGTTTGACATAGCTAACTGTAATTCAGTTTGGGCTACACTTATACGTTGTGTCTGTGAAAATATATCTGGGTCCGCTACTGGTAAAATATCTATCCTGTCATCAAAGTCAGCTGCTTTGATAGTTCTCTGTGCACCAACAACATCATAAGGATATTCTGGTGGTAGAGAAGTAGCAAATATTTTTGCTAGTAATTGAAACTCTTCTTTAAGAGATGCAAACAATCTTTTATGTATTGCACTCATAACTCTAGAGCCTCTTTCCAATAAAGCTACAGTTGTTCCAACTGCAGCGCTTTGGTTTCCATCACCAACTTGTGAGTCAGCAATAGATGCAAATCTTTGTCCTGCCGCTACTACTGTTCCTAGTAATTGAAAAAGAACTGGAGAAGGTTCTTTGTACGGCAAGTTCATAAATGAATCTTTTAAACTTCCACCAGGAGCGTCAACGTCTCTCCATTCTCCTGGTTGTAAAGGAGCGGCATCATCTCTAATTCTGATACCTCTCATTTTAAATCCAGCTGGTAAATTAGATAGTGTACCAGCATCTAATAATTGGCGGAGAGCAACTGTTGCAGTTCTGCTCAATCCGCCAATCATGTGTATTAATCCGAAACCATAAAACCCTAGTCCAGGCAGAAATTTGAAATGGACGAAATATTGGGTTTTCTTTTTAGTCGGATCGTCGGGCGCATAGTTCCTTCTTACAGAAAGAACTGTACGGCTACCTGCATCGATGGTTACGATATAAGGTAGTTTGATACCTGTAGGCTCTTGAGTTTGTGGATTGATATCCTCAAAACCTTCCAGGTCCAAATTTGTATGACACTCTAACAAAGTGTAAATATCTTCAGGTTTAGTTTTCTTTTGCCCATCTAATTCTTTTTCTTTTTGTTTTAATGGGTCTTCAAACATTTGTGGTGTTCCTAATTCTACATCTCTATAAAAACCTGCATATTGTTGTTTTTTAATTTCATTTCCAGACATTTTTAAAACGTGAATAACACATTCTGCATCTTCTATATTAGTTGCACTATATGGAACTAATAAATCATCTGCTTGTACAAATTGAGAAACCGGTTGTTGTTTAACAGCATCAAAGAAAATTTTTTTAAATGTAGAACCTGCTAATGGTAAATAGAATAACATTCTATCAAAATCTTCATCGTATCCATCCATTTTATTCATCAACATGTAGTTCATGTAATTTTTAACTCTTTTAGATTGCTGATCTTTCTGTGGTGTAGGCATACCCATAATTTGAGTTCTTACAGGTCCTTGTGCTGGTAATAATTCTTTATAAGCTTGTGCTTGAAATTGTGTAACTGCTTCAGCTAACACTGGGTGTGTTGCACCTGAAGCTCCTTGAAATGGTTGTGTTCTTTGTTGATACTTAAATCCAAGTAAGTCAAGCCCTTCAATATAAGTATTCTCCCAATCTTTTCTGGACATTTTATAGTCCATTTGTTTTTCATAAAGATCGGATGCTAATGGTCCTAAAACATTTTCAGGAAGCATGTCTGCTAAGTTAGCATAATGATCATCAGGATTTCCAGGATTTAATTGTGTAGGGTCAAAGTTAACTTCAACTCCTCCATCTGCTAATTCTGTAATTTCTGGTCCACCTTCTGGTGAAGGTCCTTGTCCTTCTATTTCTACGTTTACATCAGACGCAACATCGTCTTTGTCTAGGTCTACACCTGGTATACCTGGTAATGCCTTTTCCATAGGCGAAAATTTTCTATCTTCCGGAGTATCTGCCATTTTTTAATCCACTAGTTGTTTGTATAACAGGTTTTTTGCCATAAGGCAAACCTTGAGGAACTGGTCCTTTTAAAGGGGGAATTGTCTTAGTTAATCTCTTTGGTTTAATCATTTTATTCGACTTCATCAAAATACCCTTCATCTTTTGCCATATCATAAGATTGCTCTGCTTTTACTTCAGCTTCTATAACCTTATCTTCTCCTTTAGTTGTACCTTTTATTGTTTGTCCAGTTGCAATTTCTTCCATTTCTTTAGTATTACCTAAAACGTCATGAACCTCATCAACTACTTCACCATCAAAGTCTACGTCTTCAGGATGACGTCCAACTGGAACAGAATCTTCAACTATAAATTCTCCGTGATTATAATATGACCCATCTGCATCACCTTCCCATTTAGGAGAATTATAGGTAATTTGAAAATCTTGTTCGTATTGATTTTTACCAGTGATATAATAATCATCACCAACTCTTTCTATATGAAATCCTGGAAGAAAATCTTCAGTACCTTTAAAGTCCCACATACCATCACCTCTATAAGTCATTTTATCATTTATCTTATCTATAAATTTTGGAAACCATAGTGGCATTTTACTAGTTGATCTTTCAACCATTTTAATTGGACCAGGGATCGGGTTACGTGACATCCCTTTAAATAATTTATCTAAACCTAAAGTCTTAAGAGCTGTTATAACTCCTCCTGTCACTAAAAGTTTATTAAAGTCTCTTCTAGACATTCCTTGATCAGTTAAAGCTTCTTCAATAACATTGTCGACACTTTTTCCTGCAACCACGGGAGATAACATTTTTTTAAGAGCTTTATATTTATTAGCTGCTGCTACATAACCAAATGGTAAAGTTACATCTAAACCAAGTTCAACATTAGAACCAGCAATGACTGGCCATTTAGATTGACCTTGAGCAATCATTTTAGCTTCCATATCTTCAATTAAAGAATTTAATCCAGTCTTATCAGCAAAATAACCTGGCATTAATTTTCCGAATGCTTCTTTGAATAAACCTTGTCCTTCTAATTTGTTATGGGGTCTATCTGTTAGCCAACTATCATCCACTCCTTCCATATACTTTTCACCCAGTCCTACTTGAGCTGAAGAATAATCTGTATCTGCAGGAACCACTTTAAATGCAGGTCGAGTCGCTAATTTCTGTAATAACTCAATTCCCACAAATGGAAGTTTAGCAGAAACTTCAGCTACACTCATACCAGCTCTTAACATTCTAGCTGCGTAGTATGGCCAGTTATCTACTCTTGCTACATCCATAATTTTTCCTGGAACACTCTTACCGGTATTCCAACCTTGTTCTAATTCAAACATTTGACTCTTAATCCATTCTAAAATCTCTTCATCAGATTTATCGTCATTAGGAGTTCCATCTGCAAATCCAACACGACCACCTTTCGCTAGAAACTCATCTCTAGAAAATCCTTCAGTAATACTTTTCATTGGAATCTGTGTTCCAAAAACATTTTCAGTTTCTTTAATTTCAACTTCTTCCTCCTTAACCAAAGGATGATTGGGAGATAAACTATCGGCCCATGCTTTTTGTTCTAAAGCTTTTTGTATTCTTTTTTCAAGATTATCTCCAATTAACAATGGATCAAAAGCTTGTTGTCCATAAGCAATATCAGGTTCTTGAACTTGGTTTTTAATAGTTTCTATTATTTCTTCATTAGAAGTTTCTCTCAATGCTTTTACGCTTGCTTTATCACCCCATGTGCTTGGTTCATAAGTAAATAATCTATCTTCTTTTTCTCCAAAATCTTCCCATGTTCCCTCACCGGCTACATGTAATAAATCTTCCAGAGTTCGTGGAAGTTTTTGAAATTCTTGAACCCAAGTTTTTCCTCCTACTTCTCCCCAGTTCTCTATTCCTAAATCTCTAGCTTGAGCAAATGGGATTACGTCTAAAGGTAGAGTTAAAGGACCTGCTACTTTTGCCACCTTACCTAGTGCCCCCATTATTTTTCCTACAGGTATTTTAAGCTCAGAAGACAGCATATTACCCATAATATCAAGTGGTATTCCTGAATTAAGTCTTTTTCTTAATATTACTTCTTGCTTTTTATCAAGACCTAATTTTTTAGCCATTTGATCCACAATCTGTGGATTTTTTTTAATAGCTGCTTTAAATTCTTTAATCGCTTCTTTTTTTGCAAGATCCAATCCTTTCTTAGGAGTTATCTCACTTGCCTTTATACCCATTCCTTCTACTCGCGCACCTATCGCTTTTAATTGTCTTATAGCTTCAGCTTTTGTAATATATCCTTTTTGACCAGGTTTTTTTAAAGAGTTCCTTAAAATATTATCTGCTTGAGTGTTATATTTATTTATAAGAAGTTGAAAATTTTTAGTAGGTTTATTTCTCATCAAATTTTGATGATGAAGTGTTAAAGCATTATGTTTTTTATAAATATGTGGCTTTGTTTTTGCATGCATATTAAAGAAGTTATATATTTCATTATATGTTGGAACTTTTGAATATTTAGCAAAATAATCTTTAAGTAAAGCAGTTGGACGTTCATATTTAAATTTTTGCGCTTCATTAAAAAACTTAAGAAATCTTGGCATATCAGGATGTTTAGTAATTACTTTTCCATTCTTAGCTCCTGGTTGTGTAAGATCATAATCTACGTGAGTCCATAAAGTATTAGTGTTAACTTCTTTAACTCCAATAAATCTTTTCCCTTTTTTTAATTTAGGATCTATTTCATAAACATTTAAATAAGTTCTCTCTTTTAAAGGAATCCGTAACTCTTCTTGTTGTTTAGCAGCGTGTTTCATATAATTAAGTAGTCTGTTGTCATTTTTATCAGGATACCATCCTTCTTTCGTATCAGCCCACCTTCGATCCATTCTTCGTGGTTTACCTTTTAATTGATTTAATATTCTCCCTCTTACACCCCCTGAAAGCGTAGTCCATTCTTTTAAAGTATAAGGAGACCCTGTTTTAGGATTAACAGGTTTATGCAATTCTAATAACCGTCTTGTTTCTTCATTAACTCGTCTTGATAAACCTTCTTTTTTCCATTTAGCAATGCTTGGTCTAGGATTTGTTTTATTCACATATTTTTGTATAATTTTGCTTTTCTCTTTGTTAGGAATTTTTTTCCAATCAGTTCCTTCATATCCATAAAATTTTATTTCATCTTTATAATGTGCATTCAGATCCTTTCCAGACCATCTTCCAGTCAATTCTTTCATTTTTAGATTTCTTTGTTCAATGGCTTTTAGAGCCGCTGTTTCAGACTTAAAATATGCGTTTCTTTTTCCGCTACCATCTGGATTAGGCATTGCCCCATTAGCTTTAGTCCAAAAATCTTTTACTAACCATTTTCCATAATTTTTACTACCTTTACTTTTAACTTTAATAGTTCCTAGAGCAAACCCTTCTCTCTGCAACCCACCATAAGCATTCGGTCTTCTGAACGTTACATCCCACTCTTCTAGAGTTTCACCAGGTCTTAAAAAAGAATCTGGAGATTGCTCCAAGTCAGGAGTGTTCATGTTAGTTAGTTCAGCAACTTTAAACTTTTCACCAAGTGTTTTAAGTGGTGAAGTTACATTATCAGCTGATTCTAAGTTTCCAGTAGATGGGTTAAATATAAATCTCATTAGTTTTTTAATAGCACGTTTATTCTATTTGTTAAACTTCTTTGCATTTGTTTTCTTTGGTCCTGTGTGTAATCTGAGTATATACCCAAACCTTCAACGACCATTCTAAGTCTTTCCAGTAAATCATCCAAATCTGATGGAGTTGCATTTGTTACAGGTTGATAACCTACAGATCCAATAGTTTGAGGAGCTGTTTGGTCTTGTTCTAATAGTCTTAAAATTCCTGGCATATCATCATAGCCTTCATCCCATTCTTCATCTATAATATTAGTATCACCTTTTCCCCATCCGCCCCAAGAATAACCTACACGTCCACCTTTCGCATATAAACCTTCATCTGGATCATAATCTGGATCATCAGGATCAAAATTAGGGTCTTCTCTATAAGGTCTGTTATTTTTATAATCCCATCTATCTGATGGATCTCTTTGATTAACCCAATCGTTAGTGTCGGTAAAAATCTGATCTTGGTCTTGTTTAGATAGACCTTTGTATCTTCCAGTTCCTTGTAACACCTTATTTACTTCCTTAAGCGCTTCAACCGGTTCTAAAGTTTTTATATATGCAATATGATCGGTAATCGTATAAGTTCCGGGAGCCGTGGTCTTTGAACTTTTTTTCCACGGTCCTTGAATCACGTTGCTTTCTAATTCTAAATTGTCTCCTACTTTAGCAGTGATCCCTAATTTTTCCATCGTCTCATCATAACCTTCATCTCCAGGACTAAGAACTTTATATGTCTCGTTCTCCATGGCTTCAGATATATTTTTAGGTGAGCTACTATATTTCTTATAAGCTTCAGGATAATTTCTTTCCAACGCATCTAAATATTTTTTCTTGTTTTCTGCGTTTTGAACAATAGAGTTCATTCTATTGGTTGCTTTATCAGCGTCACTCATATCGAGATTACTATAAAAATCATCACCACTTTTAAAAATATCTATACTCTCTTGTGCATCATCAGCATGAGCCATTAATTCTACTTCATCCATGTAATCTAACGCGTTCTTCGGTCCGTCAACCTTGATTGGTTTAATCTTGTTAGCTTTCATCCAATCAATCATCGCCGTTGGACCAATAAATGTATCATCCATGCTTTCTAAGCCTTCATCAAGTTTATCGAAGATTTCATCACCAAAATGGTATCTCCAGATTCTTGGTGGATCAGGAGCAAACATATCGGCACCAGCCCAGTGATATTTGCCTTCTCTTAACGCATCATAAATTTTAGGATCAAGTTTAATGATCCCCGCTTCGTGGAGCTTAGTTAATTGGTAAGATAAACCTCTATATTGGTCCGATCTTCCTTCATAAGCTCTACCGTGCCATCTTTTTTTAAATTTCTTCTCTCTAATAGCTTTTTCGGCTTCTTCTTTCTTAGCAATGTTTTCTGGTTTCATTTCATCAGCTAATTTTTTTAATTCTTCCATTTTAGATTGTAATGAACCCGCAATTCCACTGTCACCCACAAAATTTTCCTTTTGTTGAGTCTTCAAAACGTCAGATGGGTTTTTTCCATCTTTTCTTAAAACATCAGCTGACTTAATGTTGTTAGCTTTTAACATTTTAAGAATTCCAACGTTATATTCTAAATTTTTTAATTGTTCTCTTCCTAACTTAATTCCTTCGTCATCAATCTTCTGTAAGATTTTCATAATGTCTTTCATTATGTCATCTTCGTAAGTTTTAAATAAAAAATATTGTCTTTCCCTAGTCATGCCTTTATTAGCAAGACTATATTGAGTTTCATTGATTGGATTTCTAAAACGAATTCCAATTGCTGGGTGATTACCAATTTGTTCTCGGGTTAGAAGTTTTAAAACTCCACCCTTCTCTTCATTTTTTCTTAAATATTTATTGATGAGTTTCATTAACTCATCGAAACTGCCTTTACTAGCCATAATACTGCCTTTTTATATCAGGAAGTTTTTCTTCAACGTAATCCTCAGGGTGTTGAATTAATCCACCTTGCCTGAATCTCATAACTGCTTGTGTTGTGCTGTCCACAAGGTCGTCATGATCACCATGTGGAAAAGCTGCGCATTCCTCGATCACTTCGTCCGCAAACTTTTGAGTGGGCGCCCATATCGTTCCGCTTTCAAATAGCGGTGCGACCGAGTTAACACGAACATGTTTATCATTTCCTTTGCTCGGTGTAAAGTTAACAACAGGAATATCCATCTGTCTTAATTCATAGGTTAATGGCAGTCCAGCGGCCTTTGCTTCTATCAAAACTGTCTCTGGATCCCAGTATTTATACGCTGCAAGGGCTCTTCTACGCAATTCTGGGAACTCCCAACGGCCTTTTATAGCGTCTAAAAGTATCAAAGCTTGTTTTGGTTCGTTCGGATCGGGTCTAAATATGCCCCAAGTCGTAATTGCACTAAAATCGGCTGTTTCTTTTTTCAAATATGCGGTATCGTACGACTGAATTACGTGTTCTAACGGTGGAACCCAGTCTTTTGTCCATTTTTGCCACCATTCTCGCTTAATTAACGCTCCTTCTTCCGAAGTTGGACGTTGCATCCACTGTGCATTCCATTTTCCAACCGGTAAAGTTGCTTTTACCTTCTCTAATTCGTCTAAGTTCCAATATTGAGGCCAAACTGGTTTTGCTTTTTTAGTGTCATCATCTAAAATTGCCGGAAATTCTACAACTTCCCACTGATCTGACTTAACTTCACCTTGATTTTTTAATAAAATTCCAGTTAGGTCTTTTGTTGACCACCTTGTCATAACTAAAATTATTTTTCCACCTGGTTGAAGACGTTGTCTTGGACCTGAAGTGTACCATTCGTACGCATTCTCCATTGCCGTTTCAGATAACGCATCTTGTTCCGAGTGTGGATCGTCAATAATTAATAAATCAGCTCCACGGCCCGTGATTGCTCCTCCAACACCAGCGGCGAAATATTCACCCCCCTGGGCTGTCTCCCAACGGCCCGCGGCTTTAGAGTCTTCTTGTAATTTAGTTTGAAAAATTTTTGCATATTCCTGGGAGTCAATTAAATGTTTTGCTTTTCTACCAAAACGAATTGCAAGTTCTCCTGTGTGAGTCGCTTGAATGATTTTTAATTTTGGTTGACGGCCCACCATCCATGCGGGTAGCAGGTAGGATGCAAATTCTGATTTTGTATGCCTAGGTGGCATATTCACAATTAGCCTGGTTATCTCGCCTGTGGCTAATTTATTAAATTTTTTTGCAATGTGCCTGTGATGGGGCCCCTCAATAAATTCGGGCCATACGCACTTAACAAAAGATAGAAAGTCGTCCTTAGCTCTATTCTGTATCTTTTTTTCAGCATGCATGACCTGATATCGTCTGAATTGCTTCCGGACATCTGCAGGTAACTTGCTAATATCTATATTATTCAAGTCCATGGTACCAAAATGTTTTTAGCATGATTGACTGTCTAAATCAAGCCATATATCTAAAAGCAGTGGGACCCCTTTCTTTTAATCCGGGATCGATGTTTCTCTATATATAAGTTTGAAGTTTCAAGCGGGTCCTACTTAATTTAATGTGCCACGCGTCGCAAGACGCGTGGCACTTGGACACTTAGTGTAGTTTGTTGTTCTTCCTATCTTGCACTAATTCTTTAATCTCTTTTGTTTGTGGGTGTGTCCACATCATATCGTGTACCATATCCATATTAGATAGTAGTATGATATGTGCCATTTCTTCGGTAGTAAAGTTAGAGTTCTTACACTCTCTCAATACTTCTACTCGTCTAGCAAATGCCATCTTATCTTCGTCCTTACTTGCTTGATATAAGAAAGCAACTGCATTTAATATCTTCGGTTGAAGATAGTTAGGTAATGCACCAAACATTTCTTCTAGTTTATCTAAGAAGAATAGTTTGTCTTTATTACTTGGCTTTGTCATTTTTATACTCCAAGTTAAAAGTTTTA